TGTCACATAAGAGATACCATTGTCAATAGTTACATTACCACCTGTAAGTGCAAAGGTGTATGTTTTAGAACTTCCTGAAATACTAGATACTAGTGAAACAGTGCTAAGTCTATTTAGAATAAAGTCCGCTGTTGCTGGAGCAAGTGCATATCCGTCAGTAGCGTGATCCGCTGTTTCTGGTGTAGCTGATTGAGCTACAGAGTCAATTGCTTCTGCATATCCCGACCATGTTATCTGTGCGATACCATCAACATCAAAATCCATTGATGCCGAGTTTACACACATATTTTTAAGTCTGTAATTTGTACTTGAATCAGAGAATACAAACCAACCTGTTAGTTTTAATAACTGGTTTTTGTTTGATTCTTCTAAATCAACAGTACATGTTGAAGCAGTGGATGTAATACCACCAGTACCTACGTTGTCCGTCTTGGTTCCTGAAACTAATGCATTCCATAGTATTTTTTCAGTCATACCATGAAGGTCAGAAGTTAAATCGTCAATTCTAGGACGCATGTAAGTAGTAAAACTCCAATCTACGGGTTCAATCGATGTGTTAAACATTGCTTGACCACGTTTTGGAGATGCACCTGCTTCGTTCAACGTTACGTTTTGCGTACCCGTTGATTGTGAAAATGAGAATCCATCTAAAATAGGAATCTCAAATGTATTCGCCTCACTAGGCTCTCTGCCAGCACCGTCCCATGCGGTAGCTGTACTTGCCTGATAAGATAGAATAAGCGTTGCATTTCTGCTTAATGAAAGTGCCATAAAGGTCTCCTTCTTTTTCTCTTGCCTTTAGTAATAAACTTGACTATTGTCTGTCATTACATTAGACTACTTGATACCTGATTTCACAGGTTATTTCACCAACCCCGTACGGTGCCAATAAGCCTTCGTCCGTAGCGATTGATAAAATGGTTATTTGCTCAGTAGATTTACCAGTATCATAAGTTAATGTATGGTCTCTTTCTAACTGAGTTTCAATTTCATATAAAACGTTTTCTAATTCGTCGAGGGGCTCTTCCCCGTATACGTAGGCTCTAATATTGATACCTAAGTGACCCCACTTAAATCCTCCAGGGTGATATTCTCTTACTTCATTACCAGGAACTACACTAACAAAAGGAAAGTCGTTTACTTCGTCCCAAAATATAAGTTTGTTAGTAACATTATCCGCCAAGTCTACAGAGTATGTATCTGAACTACCTGCTATATTACCACCATTAATCTTCTTTAACTCGGTAATAAGAGCATTAGTAATTCCTGAACGTGATTTTGCTGCCATTATACTCTCCTAGTCCTAATTGGTAATTTATGATTTAAAGTTTCCATTGCTATTTCTCTTATAGACCTATTAATAAGCTTTCTAGGGTCTCTTCTTAGGGAACCCTGTGCATACCCTCTTTCAAAAGTTTGGTAAGGAGCTTTCATATAAGTATAAAAAGCAGTTAAGACACCTTGTCTAGATTGCATAACTTTTTCTACTGAAACGGATTGTGCAAATCTTCCTGTTCTATTTACTAATGCTCCCCCTTCCCCCATATTATCCTGTACTTGCTGTTTGATACGTTGGTCTAATATAGCTTGTATGTTCATTGCGGAAGTAAATTGTCCTCCTTTAGTTCGTAGTTTAGGAGGGGAAGATACTTTAACATTGACTTTAGGTACTTTTCTCTTTTTGACTTTTATAGTCTTAGATTGCCTAGTCTTATATGCTTTTCGTCTCTTACCTATGAGCATATCTGTAACTTGCTCATTAATCTCTTTTAAAGGGCTCTTAGAGCCTGTAATATTTAATCTTAGATTACCATATTGCTTTACAAAGTCGCGTACGATTCTTTCTATGTTATCTCTATGCTTCCTCTCTAATGCTTGTTTACTTCCTTGGTTAGATGCTCTAGTTTCAGGAGTTAGGATAACAAGGTGGTCTACTCCATCAATACCCCTAGTCTCGGAATCTATATGCATCTTACTATTCCACTTTAAAGTAGGAGTAAGTCTGTCTGAAGCGGCTTGAAGTTCTGCAGTTAACCTTTTAGCTGCAGCATGGGCAACATTTTTTTGTCTATTTGCCTCACCCCCAAGGTCTCCCCCAGATGCAGTACCTTTTAGTCTACCTAATGCACTATCTGCTTGCATACGTACTGCTGCAGTTTCATGACCTCTTTGAGTCCCGTAACCCTTACGCATAAACCCTTTATCTTTTAACTCTTTAAATAGTTTTTGAGAATCACTAAAGTTTCTAAACACTACATAATGAAAAGTACCTCTAGCAGCATTAGTAACATTTAAGGAATGTATATCTTTAGCTAACTGCGACTTCATCTGATTAGGTCGTCTACGAGCTATCCACTCTTTTGCATATGTTCTTACTTGATGCCCCTCTATACCATCCTCTAGTACTTTTTGACCGTTCTCATCTAGACTAGTTAGTACTCTTTCACTTAGTACAACAACATGAGCATCTTTATTAATATATTTTTCACGATAGTCTTTTGTTCTGTAGTTTATAAAATCATCTACTAAAGGTTGTACCCATTCAGCAAAAGTTATATCTCGTACTGGGCCAACAAATGAGCTGCCCGAACTTTTACTGGTAAAATTTGGGTTATGTACTACTCTTTTAGAAGCCATTAGCTAATGTGCCTATAATGCTCCAGGATACGTTTTATGTGTGGAGGGAATTCCGAGTGGAGGGTCTGACTCTTTGTGACATTTTTAATCTCAGAGCCAGGCATTGATTTAGCTGGAGTCGCTTCTTTCTTTAAATAGTATGTGATTAAATCATATACTGCTAACTTTAAATCACCTGGTACGGAAGCATAGCCTCCTTTATAAACTAGTTTTACTGATCTAGCCCCAGAAGGGAAAGAGTGCTTTAAACGCCTTCTAAAATTAGTTACGTTTTGAGCTCTAATAATTTCCTGTCCTTCTGAATCAACCTCATACTCCCTGTCTACAGTCCAGAATTCACCAGCTGCCTCACAAGTTGCTTGGGTTGTGTACCCTGTGTTGCTGCATGTCCCAGTCCATCTCTCTGCAGTGAAAGTCCAACTATCACCTGCTGTATGGGTATTGGTTCCAGCAAAAGTTATTGCTACGTCTCCTTCTAAAATTTGACTAGAGCCTGTTATTGCTACGCTAGTTTCCTTCCAATTAGAACCGCCGTCCCTAGACCACTTAAACGTGTCTGGAGTGCCTGCGCTATCAATCTGTACTTTATAACTTCTTCCTACTTCACCTGACGTCGTCATTGCGTTGTAACCAGTGATTGTTAAGTCGTTAGAGCCTGAGCCCGAAAAAGTATCATTATTAATACACGCTGCTTCGGTAGTTTTGCCTGAGAGGGTACATTGTGCAGTACCAGAACTCAAGAGATAGTAGTTGCTACTATCTGCGTGGTTTAATTCTACGGTTTGTTTATCCGTTTGTGAGCTATCGCGCTCATATAACTGAATAACTTCCTTGATAGGAAGTTCAGTTGGAAAGATAGAAGTTTCACCTTCGATAATATCAAAGTACTCTGTCTTTTCCGCGGTATAGTAATCTATAAAAGTTCTACCGCAGTAGGTTTTTATAAGAGTACTTACTTGGGTTTTCAAATTGTTTATTGCTGCGTCACGAGTACTGCTGTTTATTCCTGCATAGGTTTTGTAATCACTAACGTCAACTAAATCTGCCATTTCTATTCCCGAATTCTTGTAAAGCTGGCGGGTTGCCCCGCCAGTTTATTACTAACTTATATATTAGCTTGCTGCTGTCTTGATTAAAGCCATTGAAGCTTTACCAGCTGCTCCAGCCTCTTTAGCAATGAAGCCAAAGCGACGAGTCGCAACCATTGCACGTTGTTGTGCAACTACGTCAGTAGCCATTTCCAGAGTTAAACCTCTGTGGTTACCAATCAGGTAGTTTGATGGGTTAACTAAGATACCAACTGCTTTAGATGCCGCTGCCGCTTCAAAAGCGTCAGATACAATTAGAGAGATACCGTAAAGTTTACCTAACTCACCAGATTTGATTACCGCGTTTTCACCGTACTTGTCTACAGTAGTAACGTCTGAATCAGTCAATAAGCTATAGTAAGCTGCTTGACTTAAGAAACAAACTAGGTCAGATGGGTTCATGCCCCAAACTCCCATGTTTGAACGAGCTGTGTGTAGCTCTGCTTTTACAAACATATCAGTAGTAGAACCAGTAGTTACTGAGTTACTAGTATGACCACCAGCTAGCTCTTCTAATTCAGTAAATGGTGCTGTTTGACCAGTACCTAGAATTGAAGCGTCAGATGTACGTGCCATTCTACGAACGATTGCGTCACGAACGATTCCTGCAATTGGAATAATTGAGTCTTCGTCTTCTTCGTAACCAATATACTCACGAGTCGCTAGCTTAGAAGCAGTCAGTGTGACCTCTGTTAAGCCGTGCGCTTGAGTAGTACCTGATGAAGCATCGTTAAATGCTGTACCAACTGCGTCACCATCATTTAGTGAACCAGTTGCTACCCAAGTAGCATCCATACCACTATCAGGGTTGAACGGGAAGTTCATCACTCTTGCATTCATAGCAATAGATTGGAACTGTGGCTCAACAACAACACGGTTCTGGATTGCATTGAAGATGTTTCCATTCCAAGTAGTTTCCCAGTCTGTGTCTGCCCAACGTGTAGCTTTTTCAATTAGCTTCTTACCGAAGTCTAACTTCTCTACTGATTTACCAGTAATCTTAGACGTGATGTAAGCCACGTTAAGCTCATCAGCAGTTGGTCCGTTAGAACCTGCTTCTGAAAAACTCATCTTAGACTTAGCTCTCGCAGCTAGTTCTTCTTTCGTAGATTCTAGCTCGCCTTTCATTTCTGCAATAACTTCCGCATATTGGTCGTCATTTGCTTTTATTTTTGCTTCTAAAGCTTCTGCAACTTTATCAGCTTTGGTTTTACCCACTCTTAGACTATCTAATTCAGCTTCCGCTTTAAAAGTTGCTTCCTTCTCAGAAACTTCCTCTTTATACGCTTCCACAGCTTTTTGAGCTGTCTGCTCCATAGCCGTTATCATTTCTTCTTGTGTCATGTCTATGTCCTTAAGAATATTATCCTGAGAAGATTCCTTCTCAATTTTAGTAATCTCTACTTTTTCTTCAACTACTTCAGTTGGAACAGGTGTAACACTTGTACCAACTTGCTTTCTTTCAAATGATTCTTTGTAAGCTTTATAGGCTTCTTCTGAATCAAATGATTTAGCTAATGAAAATGTAGAGTCTTGGTTTGCAGGAACTGAAACAACACTAATCTCATATAAAGATAAATCTTTAATGAAAAAAGTATCGGAGTCCCTATCGTAGTCAGCATCTTTAACACTAAAGCCTACGCTGAATGTTTTTAAAACATTATCTTTAATTAAGGTGTATACCTCGCCTGCAGCCTTGCTGATTTCCGCAACGATTTCTAAGCCTTTGTCAGTCACATTATGACTAACAGTGGTCCCAACAGGACGTGAATAGTCATGGAAAGCTAGGACGATAGGATTCTTCATATAATCATCCAGTCCTCCCTTTTCCCAAGCTTCCTTAACGATTATATCGCCACTTCGGTCTTTGTGAACAGTATTGGCGTAACCTTTTATTGTTAAGACTTCTTCTTTCGAGTCTTTCTCAACAACATCAAATAATGAGTTTAGTTGAAAGTTTTTATTCTTCATTATTTCCTTCTTTTTCTTCGTCGTCCTGAGGTGGTCTCCCGCCCTCAGAAGGGTTGCTTGCACTCCCGGCTATATTAGCTGGAATGCGTATGTCGTCATGACCGTCTATCTTCTGTAATCTTAATGCCTCTCTAGCTTCGTTAGGAGTAATAACTCCACTATTTACTAAAGTGCTGTAATATTTTGCTTTTTCATCTAACTCTGGCTGTAAAGGCGAGAGGTCTTCTAGTACTGCTGCAAGGTCATAACCAAAATATCGTTCTAATCCACTAATTACTTTTCTTACTAGAGGTAGAACGGTTTCTTGATACATTAGTCTGTGATTAGGTCTAATATTTGCATTATTTCCGCCCTTTAATAATAAGGTTGGAACACCTAAACATTTGAGGATAGTATCCTCTAAGTTATTCACAGATTCTTCAAAATCTAACTTTTTAAAGTCAACATCAGACATTTTATCAATCTCTAGTCCGCCGTCTAAAACTAAAGGTCTACGACCTCCACTCTTAGGACTGTATCTTGCTGACCAAGAATTGATAAGTCTTTCTTTAACTTTAGTACTTAGAGTATTAGGACTCTTTAGTACTAATCCAGGTACTGCTCCGTTTTCAAAGAAGGTTGCCTGAAAGTCTCTCATATTATTCAGCAAGTTAATTGAATCTCTTGCTGCTATCATTCTAGATGTTCCTCGATAGATAGATTTTGATGAATTGTCTTGGATATGAATAATTTCTTCGGGTTTATACTTAATGTCACCGTATTCGTATCCTTTAATAAATGTTTTCTTATGTGGAACTATTACCATATCACTTGCTGGTAAATGGTATAAGTGCGCTCCATCATAATAAATAAAACAGTTTCCGTCTATCATCATATCCAAGAATAGTTGCCTTCTAAAGGCATCCGCATTTTGGAAAGGATTAGGCTGTCTGTTTAATAATGTAACTAATTTCTTATGCCTAACAGTTGCTACTCCAGGAAACGCTTCTTTGTCTCCTACGTCAACTCCTATCTGGGAAGCTGCATCCACAATCATGTTTACACCTCGGTTAACTACTTCTAAGTGCTCAAATGCTCTTTCATAAGGGACGCTTTTATACGAGGCGTCTTGTATACCTTCTGATTGTGAAATTCGAGGTTGTGCCGGATTTAGCTTTCGTAATCCTAAACTATCTAACATTCCCATATTCTTTTTCTCTTCTTTTGTTAACCCAGCGTTGCTGCTTGGGGCCAGTGATTAATGAAGGCTTCTTCCCGTAAATCGAATGTAGTTTCAAATGGTGCGTATGACAGAGAGTAACCGTATCATCGTAAATCTCTTTACGGTGTACCTCGATAAACTCATCTCTAATACCCATCATATCTTCAGCTGTCAATATAACGAGGTTCTTTTCCTTAATCCACTTATTAAGAAGTTCTGTTACACTAAAGAAGTGATGAAAGTCCAAGTTCTCAACTCCCCCACAGATGTAACATTCTTCGTCTTTTATATAAGCACTCTTTGCACGGTCTCTAATGTATTTTATTTTATCCCGTTTAAGTTCACTCATAAAGTATTTTTCTTACATTTTTTCTGTATTCTGGATATTATATCAAAGTTATATCTAAAAGTCAAGAGGAATTTTTCGTTGGTGGTACGATTATTTGGTTGTACCCACAAAAATCATCTAGTATCCATAGTTAGAAAGTTATTTCGGATGCGACAAATGTATATAAAGCGTAACGCAGGGCGTCTGCCATATGCGAAGCCATATTATGTACAGGTTTCTCTGTTATTAAATTTTCATTAGGGTTCCATTGATACTGGTCTAATGATATTAGCGTGTCTTTACAACTTTGGTCTACTATTAGGTTTTCGTTGTCTACAATAGTAGCTACTGCAGCTATACCATCTAGTACACTCTTAGTAGCATTTATAGTAGAAATATCGTACTCCTGCGCCAAATCGAATCTCATCTGCTGTGCTGCGGAGTCTATGTAAATTGCGTCTATATCCCACTTTTCTATTAGTTGTTGTAGTACTCTAGCATGTTGCTCAGTAGTACGCTCAGCGTGCATGTACTCCTCTAGTACATAGTACTTCTTCTCATCCCAATCATAACCAATAACACAAAAAGCTGTTGGGTCACGGTAACCAACGTCTAGACCTGCAAATACTTCCATATTAGAAGTATCCATTTCTTCTAGATTAGCTACACAAGTTTCATAATTAAAGTTCCATACTTGACCTTCGAATGTATTAAAGTCTGCTAAGTACTCCTGGTTAAACTCTGCCTTAGACA